GCCAATCAGCACGATCAAAATCCTCCGTGACGACGTAATCACGTCCCCGGGCCCGCGCTATACTCTCTGCCCAGGCGTACCCGTTGGAGCAGGCGCGCCATTTTTTAAGGTCCGATAAATAAAATCTGATCATTTTTTGCATGTCTCCATCCGTTTTTGTTCTCGTTTTGCTCCCCCGGGAAGCCCCCGGCATAGTTTTGGTATTACCCCGCCATCAGTTCTCCAACAAATCAAAAATGAAAATTTTAAAATTTTACCTGTTACGAATCGTGATTTGCCAGAACACGACCGTTGGAAACGGAATTTTTTAAAAAATCCGTTTTTCGTTTTAAAAACGTATATTTCCATTTTATTCCTCAAGTTTCCGGTTGAGTTCCTCTCTACGGTTGCTGGGGAGATAGCGCGCCGCCCACGCGAGCCACCTATCGTTTTTTGTCTCAATCAGCGCATCAATGAGCTTGGAATCATAGCGGTTGTCGGGAAGGTCGCGCGCCGCCATTGCAATCTCCTCGGCGTCCCTGGTCTCGATCAACGCATCAATGAGGCGCGGATCGTAACGGTCGTCGGGGAGCCAACACGCCGTCCATTTGATCCACCCGGCGTGCCCGGTATTAATCAGGGCGTCGATGAGGCGGGGAGTATATCTGCTATCGGGGAGCCAACACGCCGCCATGTGACAACACCACGCCAGCCAATCAGCACGATCAAAATCCTCCGTGACGACGTAATCACGTCCCCGGGCCCGCGCTATACTCTCTGCCCAGGCGTACCCGTTGGAGCAGGCGCGCCATTCCTTCAAATCTGATAAATAAAATCTGATCATTTTTTGCATCCTCTTTTGAGTTTTTTGTTCAATTCCGCTCTGCGGTCGCTGGGGAGGTAGCGCGCAGCCCATTTGACCCACCCGACGTCCCCGGTATCAATCAGGGCGTCGATGAGGCGGGGATCGTAGCGGCTATCGGGGATCTGACACGACGCACACGCGATCAACCAGGCGTCCCCGATCTCGATTAGCGCGTCAATGAGGCGCGAGTCATAGCGGTCATCGGGGAGACGACACGCCGCCCGCGCGAGCCACCCTGCATCCCCGGTATCGATCAGGGCGTCAATCAAGCGGGAGTCGTAGCGACTATCGGGGAGCTCACACGCCGCCCATTTGATCTCCTCGGCGTCCCCATCAGGGCAGGCGCGCCATTCCTTCAAATCCGATAAATAAAATCTAATCATTTTCCATCCCTTCATTTGTTTCCCCGGGGTGCCGCCGGGTTGCGAGCCGGCCCCCACATGGATCCGCCAACGCAAAGCGCGTTTACTGTGTGGGCAAAACCTCAAGATCGCGTAGCGGTACCGCGATCCTAGCGATTTCCACACCCCTACGCCATATTGGGCGATCAAGCTCCACGACGTAGAGGATATACTGATCGAGATTCATGGATGTCTCCCAGGCATGGGAGACCACCGTTCCGGTCAGCCCGCGTATTTTTACGGGTGTGTTCGGCGCAATCTGCGCCATTGTATAGAGACTGGTCATGTCTTCCACCTCATCGGTTGATTGCTCAATCCATCCTTTTTTCAGTTTGAGTTCCCCCGGCGCGCCGCCGGTCTAGGTGCCGCAGGGAGTCCAACCCTGCGGGGAAATTCAGAGCGTTTCGAGTTTCGCTTTTCGTTCATCGGGGAGCCAATGTTCAGCCCATTTGACCCACCCGACGTCCCCGGTTTTTATAACTGCATCGAGCAATCGGGGATCATAGCGGCTATCGGGGAGCTCACACGCCGCCCATACGATCCACCAGATGTCCCCGGTATCGATAAGCGCATCGAGCATGCGTGGATCGTAGCGGCTATCGATAGCCATAACCGGTGCGGCCGCTATTTGGCCGCATCCGTGTTGATGGCGTTGTTAGCTGTTGCACACATAAGAGCTTCCGTTCCTGGTAACACAGAACGGAACCCATCCATGCCTGAAAAACATCGTTCTGATTTCATTGATTTTATTGATTCCACAACTCACACCTGACCCCTTCGGCATATAATTGTATGTTCGTCCGATTCCGCGCATTCTTGCCAATATGTAATAGAACCAGAATTTGATTGTTTGCATGGTCCCTCCGTCCATCTCGGGCACCCTGGCCCAGGTTTAATTTTCACTCCGTCGCCAACATCTAAACCGTGACCCTCGCAACAGTATTCTCCGTCGTCATCACTGTGCAAAAACGGACAAGAGTAACCGCATCCACCATCCTCCATCGGTGGAATTTCAACGGCCAGTGTGAACTTATGGCGGCCTTGTTCACGATGAACCGCTCCGCACTTCGTGCATTCCCACATCGTGAAATATTCTTTCCCGAGCATTGTCGGCATATTGCCTCCAGTACAGCTAACGGGAAGCTGACGCGCCGCACACGCGATCCACTCGGCGTCCCTGGTCTCGATAAGCGCATCGATGTTGAAAACGAAATTTTTTAAAAAACCCGTTTTTCGTTTTAAAAATATAAATCTCCATTTTTTTAAAACACCTTCATTTTTTTTGAGTCCATTACATTTCCCATGCCATGACCTCCCGCGCTTCCACGTCCAAACACATACCGCAATACGCACAGAACAGCGTTTCGTTTATACCGCCGATGTATCGATCGGCTTCAATATCCTCGTGTGTTTTGCCCCAGTAGGTATTTTTGTGGAGGCATTTTTTTTGTTTTGTTTCGAGTTTTTTGCGTTTAATTTCCCTGTTTTTTAATTCAATATTTCGTTTTTTTCGCCAAACATCAAATTCCCTATTTTGACGTTCTAGCTCAATTTCGGCCTGTTTTATATCTGCATAGCCAAGATTCAAATTTATTGCAGGCCTACCAGAGAAATGGTCCCAACCCCAATCTACACCTAGCCCAAACCCGGGAACCTCCACAACGATCCCCGTTCGGATTTTTTTCCCGTCAACGCCATAACGTTTATCACCGATTTTCATTTTCTTTTTTCCTCCATTTCGTTTTTGGTTTTCCACTCCCCCGGCGCGCCGCCGGTCTAGGTGCCGCAGGGAGTCCAACCCTGCGGGGAAAGGGTTACACGTTGTTTCCCGGTTCCTGATCACCTTCCGCTGAAAATTTTTCCAGTTCTATTCGAGCGATGGACATGCACAATGCCAGAACCTCGGATGTATCGGTTTCCGTAGTGACTTGCATGTTGGCAATGCACCATAGGGCGTCTCTCATGGATTTTGCGCTCATCTTTTCTCCCTCCTTTTTTATTTTTTTTGCTTCTGTCTCCAGTATAACACACAAGCAACTGTGATTTATGCAACGCGTTGCAATACAGTCTATTACGACGCCGTGTAAAAATATTCCTGTGGTCCCAAATCTACGTAAATGTCTGCGGTTGCAACATAAATACCTGCGTAAATTGACGATAACGAGTTACATGGTAGGAATGGCAACGAGAGGGGCGTATATCGTATATGCTATGTGCATACTGGAAGTGGGGTGAGGGCGGTGGATTGAGCCGGAAACCGGGGATTACTTCGGGCCTGATGATGTTTGGTGATAGGCGTGACTAGAATGGGTCAAAAAACGGAGTTTTCGGAACATGTAAAAAAAATAGCTGTATTCTGTATGCACCATGCCTAAGGTCAGAAAAGTTAAAACGGTCGATCCGATAAAGCTAAGCTTGAGTTACGCATTCTCGATGAACTGCAACATCACAGAGGCCTGTAAAATCGCAGGTATATCGAGCAGCGCATTTTGGAAGCGCTATCCCAGGGGGCATCCATTCCACGACCGCATCGCCCAGCTACGCGGGACGCCCAGCATCAACGCCAAAATCGCTTTAGACAAAGCGCTCAAACGCGCGGCGAAAAACGGGACGGAAAATATCGACCTGGCTTTAAAATATCTTGAGCGCGTCAACCGTGACGAGTTTTCGTTGCGCTCTGAGCATGTCGGCGGTGAGGCTACACGGCCCCTGGTGATACAGATCAACGGCTACCAGCCACAGGGATTGATGTCGGACAGTTACCCCAGGCAGGCCGGTGGGAGTACCGTGGAGGGTCCGCCACAGGGTCCGCCACAGGGTGCGCTTCTTGGGACAGGGGATGGTGTCGATGACAACCGGGATGATGACGGTGCTTGACGACAGGATTAAAACGCTTCGGCCATATCAGATCGAGTTTTTGGACTCGATCGTCAGGTATCCGGCGCTTGTCGCAGGCATCGGGACAGGGAAAACTATGTGCGGCATCATACGCGGCGTGCGACTATCGGAGATATATCCACGAAATCTTGGGTGCATCGTCAGGATGGACTACACCGACCTCCGAGATTCGACCATGCAGGATTTTCGCAGCTATTTCCCGCAGTACCGCATCAACGAGAGCAAAAAACAGGTCGAGCTACCAAACGGCTCGGTTATCATGTTTCGCCACGGGTCCGAAGTGGATACGTTAAAAAACATAAATCTTGGATGGTTCTATATGGAACAGGGCGAGGAGTTCCCGGACTCGACACAGTTTGAGTTTTTGTGCGATCGGCTCCGGCGTCAGGTACCATATGCATCCGGCTGGGTCATCGCCAATGCATGCGGTCACAATTGGGTATGGAAAAACTGGATCAAATTCCCTCCGAGTGAGGATTTTCGGGTATGGCAGGCAACGACCTTCGACAACGCCGAGAATCTGCCTGAGGCGTTCATACGAGACCAGGAGGCCCGGAAAGACCGTGCGCCGGCGCACTACAGGCGCATGGTCCTGAACAGCCATGAGGACGACGACACGGGCGATCTCTTGTACCCGTACCAAGTGCTTCGGCGGTCGTATGACCTGGACCTAGCGCTCCTCGATGACGGCCCCTCTGTGCTGTACCTGGACGTGGCAAGCTATGGAGAGAACCCCGACAGGGCTGTTTTTGGATTGCTACAGCGGGCGCGTGGAGGATGGAAACAGACCCTGCTCAAAATCTACCGCCAAAAAAACCTCATGGAATTGTCTGGACTGTCAATGGAGTATTTGCGGCTGTTCCGGCCATCGGTTTTCGTGCTGGACTCCCAGGGCAACGGCGATGGCGTGTACTGGCGCGTTTCGGAGCAGATGTCGAGCGGGCCCGGCAAAACGATCATTGTGCCCTACAAGGTTAGGCGGATTAAATCAGATTCATATTTATACAACCGAGATGAGGATTACGCATATCTTCGCGACGAGATGGACAAGGGATTCGTTGACCTGATCCCGGATGAGGATGGCGACGAGGGCCAAGAGCAAATGGACGATTTGACAGCGATCCGATTCACCCACAGGTCTACCGGACAGCGAATTATCCTTGACAAGGAATGGTATCGCAAGCAGAAGATCCCGAGTCCCGACTGCGCGGCAGCCCTCATGATGGGGTTCACGCAGACCAGGCGGTTCCCGAGTTTTGACTTCAACGCGACGAAACATATCGACGGATACAAAGAACGAGAACCATCACACGCCCAGAAGGTCGGACGATTCCGACCCAGGGAGAGGAGCATCGCATGAAAAAGATGAGCCGGCCAAAACCTAGAAAAATCCCCCCTGGTGGTGACGTCCCTGACTGGAAACGCGCTCAGGACGAAATTATCGGATCGATGAGTTGTAGGCGGAGCCGAGATGGTAAAAAGGCCGTAAACGCGGACCGTAAACGGCATAGTCGGTGACAAATGGGAAATCCAGATAACAGTCAGGAAAGCATTTTTCAGCGCAAGTTCAGTGAGGATGAAATGGGCGATTATTTCGTCCAGTGTGCCGAGGACGGAATAAAGCACGTTCACGATACCTTCCACGACAAGCTGGACAAATGGGGGATGGATCTGAGGATGCTCAGATACCAACGAACTGATCCCTACGATGGCGCCCCGAATTTTTCATCGGACGTCACCATGACGATGGCCGATTCTATTTCGCCTCGCCTGGTGCAAGACCTTTTTGACTACAACGAGCCAATCGACGTCGAGGCTGTCGGTGCTGACGACGAGCAGAAAGAGCAAATCGAGGCATCAGGCAGGACGCTGATGGCTTGGGATGCGAACGCTAACGACGAAATTAGGGAGGAGCTTTATCGTTACGTTTACAAAGCGGTTGGTCTCGGGACGAGCTTTGCGTATACTTTCGCGGAGAAGGTCAAAGAGCGGCACGAGATCGAGTACGACTCATATTCCGTGGTTGGCGAGGACGGGACGGATGTACCCGTCACCGGGATTGATGAGAACCTGATGCCGGTCAGCGTTGAGGGCGAACAGCCCATTCCAGTTTCCCCGCAGGCTGACGAGATCCTGATGCGCCTCCCGAATGTCATGCGGTCAACCACGACCGAAAAAACCTGGCGATGGAAACGGTACGGCCCGAGAACCATCTGCGTCCACAGCAAGCGCGTGTTCTGGTCTCCTGATGCCGAGAGCCTCGATGATGCGTTTGAGACCGGGTACGTCGGCCTGGAACTGCACAAGACGGCGAACGAGATCATGACGATGCTCAAGACCGGCGACGAGGACCAGAAAACCCTGCTCAAAAAGGTCTCGAAAGCATACCTAAAAGACCATGTGAACCAGTTCAAAGAGACCGCGGTTGACGAGTCCGAGGTCAAAAAGCAAACGCTGAATTGGTCACAGACCGAATACCGCACGAAGAAGTTGAAGCTGTGTCTGGTATTCGGGAAATACGATGTTGACAACGACGGCCTCGAGGAACACGTCGTGGTGCTATGCCACCCGAAATCCAAACAGATCCTGGGCTGGGAACGCTTCCCCTACGATCACGGTATGTGCCCGATTGTCGCCGGCAAGATCAAATTCGACATCGAGAAAAGCGTCGAAAACATCGGTGTCGCCGAGATGAATTTCGATGATAAAGGCTACGTCGATCACCTGAGAAACGAGCGTGCGATTACCAGGGAGAGATTCGCGAGGCCAACCCGATACGTCAGGCGAAACATCGGATTCAACCGGGCGATTCACAACGATGGAAACTCGGTATGGGATGAGCTTGAGGATATTGGCGAGGATGCTATTCGCACGGAGAAAGTCACAACTTACGATTCTGACAGTTACCATGAAGAACAACAGTTGATCGAGCGTATTCAGGCGCGTTTCGGTCTGCCGAATCCTGCGGTTGGTATGGAGACGAAATCCGACCAAACTCTTGGTGGGCTCATTAGGTTGCTGGAGGAAGGCGCGAAATCTCGCGATATGTACAAAAAGAACATGGCCGAGTCCATACGAAAGATTTTCTACCAGCGATACCGAATATGGAAGCAGATGCTCACCAAAGATGCCAGAGACGACCCGAAAATCAAGGAATTCGTAACGCGGGTCATGGGTGCGAAAGCCGGTGGCCTGGAGATGGAGAACCTTATTGCGCTTGACCACGACCTGAACGTGACGGTCAGGGCTACGCACGACGACAAGCGCATCCGGCTCATCAAGGTATTGGATAAATACAAGCTTCTATCACAAGAAGATATGGTCATGAATCATCCCCATTATCGCAGGAACCTCATCAAGGAGGTTTTGATTGCGATGGGTGATGTTGACGTAAACAAATCGATTCCAACCGTCGAGGAGTACCAGCAGTATATGCTAAATATGCAGAAACAGGCGATGCAGGAGATTTTCCAGGAACAGCAGGCCGCACGAGAACAGCAGGAACTTGATCAGGAACTGAACCGTAATGTTGGGGCTATGGAGGCCGCCGCTGGTGAGCGCCCTGTACCTGATGAAGACGAATTTACGCCAATGGCAGGTGGCATGGAATGAGCGATACGCGAACTAATGATCAGATAGAAGATCTGCTGAAGTTGCAGGACCGCCTCGAAGATGATGTTATGATGCGGAACGGACTCAAGAAGCTCATGGAATATCCTGAGTTCATCTATTACGAGAAGCTGATCAGAGACCTGGTGGTAAAAACTGAGAGGTCTCTGGAAGATAATCTTGACTGCATCCGCTCCCGTTACGAGTGGAATGCGGCCCGCAAGTTTTCGAGGCTGATCGATGCCCGGATCGAAGAAGGAGACCGCGCTGAAAAAATGCTGCAGCAGGTGTTTAAGAATATTGAATTGCTCCGAGGCGAGCGCCAGCCGGAGCAGAAAGACAGAGGACGATTCAGGACGTAACATCGGATCACCCCGAAAGGGAGCCGTAACCATTAATAGACGCCGACCACCCGGAAACGGAGCGGTGCGAAAGGAGCCACTACAATGGCCGAGACCACAATCATCAACCCGGAAAACGATGTGAATGAAACCACGCCTGAAAAGCCGAATGACATCGAAAAGCTTCGCGCCTCCAGAGGGCGGTATGACTCCGCGACGGACGTGACTGACGAGCACAATCGTATTTCCAAGTCTGAGGTCAAGGAGCCTTCAAAAAAGACGCAGAAGGACGACCCGAGGCCAGATGACGAAACGAAGCCGGCTGACAAGGGAGCCGATGAGGATGACCCCAAGGATGACGGCAAAACACACGAGGAAGAAGAACCGACAGGCGATTCCCGCGACAAGCAGATCCGCGACAAGGACAGGTACATTCAGGAGACCCGCACGGAGTTGAACCGGCTCAAACAGAATCAGGAGCGACTTCAAGGTCTTCTGAAGCCATACGAACAGTTCCTGAAGCGTGACGAGAACGGAAACCCAATTGATTGGGACTTCTCAAGTCTCGAAGGTTCGCAGGACGACCCGGAGCCGAAACTTGATGTCGAGGAACCCGACTGGGACGAACTCGATCTTCTGCCGGCAAAGGAGCGTTTTCAGAAGGAACGTGCATACCAGAAAGCGATCGACAAGCACGAACGCGAACATGCGGAGTGGGAAAAACGACAGCAGGACCGCAAGGCAAGAAAATCGGAAAACCAGCAGACCAAACCAGCCGAAGCAGAAACTACCGAGGCACAAAAGCTGTTCATGGATTCCTGGAACAATTCATTGGAAGTCGCCGGAAAGGAATTTCCCGGCGCAGACCAGGAAGGCTCGGAATTGAACACGAAAGCTGCGGAGGTTCTCAAGGAATACGGATTGGGTGCGAATCCGAATGGACCATACCTTGCGGTTAAGATTGCCGCCTCTGAGCTTGGCGTCAAGCCTGGCGAGGGCGGGAAGCCGTCAAAACCTTCTTCCGAGAAACCGAAACCGAAACCTAAAGACAAAACATATATTACAAGCATCGGGTCGGAAGGCAAAACAAGCAGTGCTGAGGCAACTGGAAACGAAGCGGTGAACGTTTTACGCGAGAAACGCAAACGTTTTCAGGTCGAGGACTGACGCCCTGATCCGGTCGGAGGGTATGAAACATGACTACTTTGAACACAATGACCGCTTCGGATTTTTCTGACGGGAAACCGGAGTGGTGGGACGACGCAGTGTATTTCGATGCCCAGGCAAAACAGTTCTGGTCGAAACACGAAGGCGACGAATACGGAGATACGGCGATTATCCGAAAGGATGACACCCGCATCAAGAAAGCAGGTCAGAAAATAACGTTCATTACTGTCGGGCAGCTTTACGGGTCGGCGACCACGAACGAAAGCACCCTGGCCGCCAACGAGGAAAAGGCGACCGTCGGGAACTTTTACGTCGAGACCGGACTATTCAGACATGCGGTGGCGTATAACGAATGGGGTGAGCATCTTTCCCTGTTCAAGATGTACAAACACGCGGGACACATGCTCGCTGACTGGATGGCCAGATACAAAGACTACCACATGGACTACCAGTTGATCAACACGGACTATTCGTCCGAAACCACGCTGTTCGCGAACGACGCCGCAGACCGCACCTACCTCAATTCCGACTGCACGTTCGGCGTGACGGAAATTGAGCGTCTTCAGCTTACCCTGGAAACGATGGGCGCGGAACCCCTGCGAGTCTCGGGCGACGGATTCGGGAACGATTATCCTGTTTACGGTGTGGCCCTGGACAGTTTCGACATCTATCGGCTTAAAGGCGACGCCAGGTGGTACGAAACCAACGCTGAGGCGAATATTCGCGGGAAAAATAATCCTCTGTTCCCCGGCGCGATCGGCATGATCGGCGGGATGATCATTTATCCCCGAAGGGCAATTCGCGGAATGCAGGGGTCATATCTTCGCCCGAGCGCGAAAATTTACGGCTCTCATACCACAGGCGTCAGCACGATCACTGTCGGAGCGAACAACAACAAGGACTATACGCAGAACTTCCCGAGTACCGGGACGTTGTGTATCCTCAAAAACTCCACCGGTGCGGTCGAATACGTCACTTATACCGGGAAGACGAAATATTCGTTCACCGGGTGTTCCCGTGCTCAGACCTATGGAGGTTCCACGAGTACAGCGGCGGAATACACTACGGGTGATTTTGTTGCTTATGGGAAGTTCGAGTCCAGGCAGATCGCGTTCGGAGCGCGTACCGCGATGCGGGCGCATTCTTTGTACGCAAAGGAAATCACGCAGACCGAAGACTACGGCATGGAGCAGGGCATCGGGATCAAGACGATCTTCGGTGACAAGGCTCTGTTCGAGTCCGACGACAGCGTGAAGAACTACTGCGTGATGATGAGTTGTTCCGCGCCTCCCGGAGCCGCGACCATCTCGTAACCCTGCAAACATAATCAAGGAGGTTTGAAACATGAAATCGAAAATCATTAACATCGGAGCGTACACTTTGGCCGTGGTGCTGATCGCGCTTAGCCTGTACGCAGCCGTAAGCTCCACAGATGACGTGAACATGAAGAGCGCAGCCCGTACCGGGTTCCAGGGATATGGCGTCCTTGCGGACCTGGACGGCGGGTATCTCGCGGAAGTCGATTCCAACGGTGCCGTATTGATCAACCAAAACAACAACGCCAGTGACGCGCAGATGGTACACGGTGTCGCCGCTGATGGCGCGCTGATTTCCACCGGTGCGAAGTTAGCGACCATTACGGTAACGGGTACAGGTGCTGGTGACTGGGTGGCATTCTACGATACCAATGCCGCGAAATCCGCGACAAGCGGAAATGCGAAACTCGATGTAAAGGTTGGCACTGCAGCCGACTCGAAACATCTTGTGTTTCCGAAAGGTATTTCGTTCACGAACGAAGTCTACGTTGATGTTGTGGACGCTGACGTTGGTGTATACGTCACATACGAGACCTAATGAAGGGCGACCTTGACAGGTTCTTGGGGTATTCATGGGGAGGGGAGCAATCTCCCCTCCTCGTGATCCTCGATTCATTTATGGCGATGCTGTTCACGGCAGTTGTCGTCGTGATCGCCATCCCGTTCTGGATAAAGGAGGCGGCGCTGTGGCATCGTTTATGATCAAGGCGTTCCTGCTGTTAAGTGTGATCGGATATTTGCCTGGTCATTCGCTGAATAATTTCGATGCGAAATTTTTTCACCTGTGCGCGATCGTTCTTGGAATGTGCGCGTTGATCGAACCACCGAAACGTGATGCACCGAATATACTGGTGATTCCGTTCGGGATGCTGGTGGTTTTGAACGCTCTCATGCACAACCTAGACAACGCTGTAATGTACTGGTGCCTGAACGCATCGATATTCATGTTCATCGTGTGCGTGGTGACGATGTACGCTGATACACCCGAAGAGTATTTTCGTTGGATCGCCATCGGTGCGATGATCAATATCAGCGTGGCCCTGATGCAAAAAGCCGGGTTCAGCCCGGTTCTCGACACGACCCCTGAATCTCATCCCGGAGGGTTGATGGGAAACTCCCCCCGGCTATCGACGTACCTGGCCGCAATATTGCCAATCATGTGGGACATCTCGATTCCGATGTTCCTTGCCTGTGTGGGCATAAGCCTCGCGGGAGATCCTCAATGCGCGATTATAGGCGTGGCCGCCGTTGTTGTGTTTTGCCGGGTCAGGAACGTTTACATGCGAGGATCGTTAATCGTGCTGGCAGTTGCCGGTGCTGTGTTTCTTCGGGAACATATATTGGAATCTTTAAGGATTCGGTTCGACGTGTGGGGGAAATTTTTGAAGCTGTTTTTCAAGGCTCCTCTTCGCGGGTTCGGACTGGGTACAATTCCAGGACGTGAGCGCGTTGTCAGCGTGGACTACGCAATACATTCCAGCGTTTTGCAGTTTGTTTTCGGGTCCGGGATATTCGGGGCACTTTATGTTATCGGCCTAATGAACGAACTGAAAACCAGGATCGGTCGCGACCCTTTGTCGCTGTCCATGGTGGCAATTGCGCTTCTGTCCATCATTGAATATCCGTTTGAGATCACGAGGATGTGGTTCACCATGGCCTCGCTGATCGGACTTTTTATCGTGAAATCACAGGAGAAGTACAATGGAAATCGAGAGAAATACAGTAGACTCTGTTTTTGTCCGGTATGACGGGAAACGAGATATATTCTCGCAGGACCACAACCGGAAACGGTATTTTTTCAGCCGTGAAAACCGATTCGGAAAAATCCCGTTGAAGCTGTTCAACATCTGCTCAAAGAGGTTCCCCGGATACCTGACGGTGGTCACTGAGGACGCTTACAATAACGGCGTGAAAAACCAGGGCAAAATAAACAAGGCCGCCATGGAAAAACGTGTACAGATCATCCGGGACATCGAAAAACTGAAGATCAATGAAAAGCGCGAAACCATGATCGAAAGCGAGAATAAGAAAGAGGAACTCAGGAGTAAGCTCGGTCTTCGTCCCAAACGGAAACCTAAAACTTTCCCGCCTTCCAGGGGAAAAGTTGGTTTGAACGATGGGCTCGGTAACAAAGCCAGTGGGAAAAACAAGTGAACCGGAGGCATAACAGCGAACGGGGAGAGGTGCTTCGGCACCTTTCCCTATGCGCATACAGGTATACGTCATGAACCTAGCGGAATACTTCTACAAGTTTTATGAAATCCTCGGGGAGGCCGACGAGGCCAGGTTCTCCATATCTTTGCTGAAAAGGTGGGTGGACCAGGCAGAGAGCGCTATCAATAACGAGGCACGATGTATATTCAAGAACACGGTTACGGACGCAACCACCTCCAGGCTTTACAGTCTGCCTTCTGACTGCCTGGACCTTTCTGCCTTGGACCGGGTGTACTACGCGAGGACAGGCGACGTAGACGACCGCGAGGAACTGTATCCAACCGACATACAAAAGCTAAACGAAAAGTACCCGAATTGGCAGAGCGACGACTCATCTACCCCAAGCTGGTGGTATCCGGATTTCGCGGAGAATAAGTACGGTCTATATCCATACGATTCATCTCTTTCCAGCGGAACGGATTACATTAAGCTCGAATATCGTGGAAAGCATACCCGGCTTTACAGGTACTATTCCACGGGAACAATCACTATTTCCGGCACAACCGTCACCGGGTCAGGGACGTCCTGGGATTCGGAGCTTTCAGCAGGTGACAAAATCGGAGCGGGGTACCTGTTCGGCATTGACGGTGATTTCCCGGACAATTTTTACGAGATCGAAAGTGTCGATTCAGACACAGAACTTACCATTACGACATCTGCCACGGTAGCTTCAGGGAGTTCGTATATCGCCGCCCAAGATTCCGACATCATAAACGAGCGGCTTTCCGACTGTGTGATCGACTATATGATTTTGATTGCGCAGTTCAAGGACGGAAAAATTCAGTACGAGGACTTCATGGGGGCGCGTGAGGGAGTATTTCAGCGTGCGAGGCAGTACAAGTACGGGATCGAAAAAACTGCTTCCTCAAGGCGTGAGAGAGCGCCATACAATCAAATCATGAACGGTCCGCGTCGTAGCGCGAGTCGAGATTACGGGAGAGCGTGACATGGTTCAACACGTCGAGCTTGGTAAATTCAAGGGGGTGAACGTTTTGAAACCAGGTGTCGCCATCAATGGGGACCAGGCAACGTCCGCGCAGGGCGTCAGGATAGACAATCCGTTTGGCGCGTTGAACAACACCATCGGAATGGTGAAAACCGACACCGTAGGGGCTGGATACCCTATTATGGCAATCCACCAACTCCCGAAGCACGGATATACTACAACGGAAAGCGAGACGGTGTTCACTGTGCAAAACGGCGCGGTCGCTCACGAATGGGGCGGATGGGAAACCGGATTCAACGATTTCGAGTGGGATACCGGGTGGAGCGACGTCGAGATTTTACATTACGATTCGGACCGGGGATGGATGTTCGGATCCGGCACATACGGCGGTGAGACAGTGAATTTCAGGTTTCCGACCCGGAGCCGATATCCAAGGTTTGAACGGATAGAAATTCCATCGTACAAATCGATAACCTACGGCGCCGGGTACTGGTGGGCGATTTCTGGAGGATATATTTATAAAATCCCACCGGATTTTCAATCATACGAAACCCTTGAGATCGAGTATTCCGACGGCACGGCAATCGATTGCAACAATTATCAGGTGATATGGTATTACGGAGGATACCTGTTCGCGGGGCGTGGCGGGTGCGATGTTAAGGGGTTTTTCAGTTGCGTGATGAAAATGTCGCTTAACGCGAAAATAGTCGATGCGGTCGCGCTGAATTGGATATTCTCACAGGGCCGGGATTTCTCAATGCTCGTAGGACCACTCCATATATATTTCAGCTACACATGGACCGAGCCGTCTCCGGAGTTGCGATATTTTCATATCATAAATACGTCCACGATGGAAGAAATCTACAGTACGTCTAAAGAAACAAATTATACCGGAGTTGCGTACAACGATGACGGTTCCGGGTACGCGGCTGATCCTGATAATAATCGCGTCGCGAAAATCGATTCCAATGGCGACGAAACCGGGGAATACCTCACAGGTCTTTCTACAAGTATAGACTACGTTGGTTTTGAAGGGGACTCAAATCTCGTTGTCGGTGACAAAGGGAATTCAAAGGTTCGGATAGCGGATATCTTCTAATGAAAACAATCGAAATAAACGAATTCCGTGGACAGGTTGTCGGACTTGATTCAGTCGATATCAAGTCGAATATAGCGACACACGCATCAGGCGTAAATCTGCAAAGACGGGGTGAGATGTTGAATATGCGGGGAATGACAAAATGGTCCACGTTGGGGCATTCTTCTCAGATCGATGCCATCCATCAACTCGGAAGTTCTACGTCTCCGAATGAAAACTTGTTCACTGTGTCAGGAGGCACGGTATACAAAGGACCGGCGTTTCTTGACTGGGACGTTCTTGTGGATTCCGAAGATCCGACGGCTGTCATCAAAACATTTTACGTGGACACGGAAAACGGGTGGTTCTACCTCGCCCAGAGGAACAAAATCGTCCGTATGAAATGGGGTGGATACCAGCGGGAAGAATACGGGAGCGCCGGGTCCGGACAGGATCAGTTCCAGCTCATTCAGGCGATGACGATGGATGGCGACGGATACCTGCACATCATCGATAATTACACGAACTGGATCAAGGTCAAGTTCGGCGGGGAGGGATGGGACAAGATCGACATCAATCCGGAGGGATTCGCCTACGTTAGGGACATTTTTTATTCCGCAGATACAGGATATTTTTATTTGACTGACTACAGCACCGACGAAATCGTCGAATGTGACCGGGCTTTCACTCACGACGTCCGCATGGACTACGGATGGGAGAACATGACTGCAGCCGTGTACAGCGCCACTGGATACCAGGGCGAACCGCGAGTCGTATTTTGTGAGACGGACTCTGATTACGTGTGTGCGACGACGCTGGACGTGACAGACAGAGACTATATCGGTGCCTCATGGGCGCCGCACGCCGGGGAATTGTCCTCCCCGAGTGGTATAGCTGAATACGATGGACATTTCTACGTCTCGGACGCCGGGAATGACCGAATCGTGAGGTTCGAGATGAGCGGTGCCGGATGGGCTACGTATTTGACATCCGGCTCAGGTAGCCAGCAATGTGCCCTTCCAAGAAGAATCCAGATCGATTCGAATACCGGGAACCTTTATTTTCTCGATTACTTTAATAAACGAATCGGGAAATTTTCAACGGAGAACTTTAATTGAGTAGTACAAGCACCGAAATCATTACAGGAATGAACTCCGGGATCAAACCTGTCATAACGGAGTTTCGCAGGTACGCATACCTGATGGACGGGCAAAACATCCCCAGGTATTACGACAAAAACAGTGGGTTCGTGTGGCAACACGACGATCCTTCAACGGCAATCACCGCGAACGAATCCGGTGCGGGGTCAATGTCGGGCGTGGTGAAGTATTTCTACACGGAAGCGAACATCACAGCGGGCGACGGAGACATTCACAGCGCTCACGAGACAAATCCTTCACCCATCTATACCACCGGTACCCTGTCCAACAATAAAGTCGTTCTTACGCTCCCAGGGACGGCTGACAACGCAGGATTCACGAACCTGAAGATTTACGCAACGTTGGAAGACGGAAGCGTGTATTATTACATAGGCAACGTCGAAATCGGTACGACATCGTTTGAAGATGACGGACTGACCAGAGACACAAATTATCCGTTCGGTAAGCTCGAAACCAATGCGGACGGAACGCAAACCCAAACTTACCTGAATTACAATGCGCCATGGAATCGGTATTTCATCGCGACGAAAAACCGTATTTTAGCGTTTGGGATCAGGGAGTATTCCACAGGGGTGGTTTCTGTGAATGATGGAGCGACAGCGGTTACCGGGAACTCAACTCATTGGACAACAAATATGGTTGGAATGACTATTTATTTCAACGATGAGTCCAGAGGGTACATTATTTCAGCGGTAAACTCAGGTACATCAATCACATTATCATCGAACTACGAAGGCGGTGCAGATCTTTCTTCCGTTGGTTATTTGATTACCGGGGACAAACAGATTATTAAGTATTCAGCGGAACACCCGACTACAGGCAAACCTTTGCCGTGGAGTTTTCCGACGGATTTTTATCTTCGCATCAATTCCGAAGACCCAACGGAACTTTCCGGTGGCGGAGTGATTAACGATCAGCCATGTATATTCAAGAACTATTCACATTACCTTCTTAGTGAAAGCCATGACGACGAGTTTGATTACAGAGAATCCAACACGAAGATCGGGACGAAATCGCATTTCAGTATCGCACCTATCCCGGAAACAGGTAGCCTGCTGTTTCTTTCCCCGCAGGGAGAACTCTGGCAGACTTTCGGTGAATACGCGAAGTTCCTTGGACCTGACCTCAAAAAGGAAGCTGACGGAATCGAGCTTTCGAGGCTCGAATACTGCGAAGGCGTGTGGTGTGAATACATCCGCGCTTACATGATGATTTACACGTCAAGCGGTGAAACCGAAAATGACAGAATCCTCGTGTACTTTTGGGACTGGAAAGAATGGGTGACATGGCCGATCAGGGCAAACTGTATTGCAATTGTGAAGTCCACAGAAGACGGTGACGACGTGAAGAAACCATGGATTGGGACCGTGGGCGGGTTCGTGTATAAACTTCTTACCGGGAATAATCTCGGTGGGTCATCCACAGGAACGCTGACGGGTACGATTACAAGCGCAGGGGCCGCATCGATCACTGACAGTTCAGCTGATTTCTATGACGAGGATGACGGACTCAAAGATTGCTACGTTCAGCTGTACAATTCTTCCGGCGCGTTCGTCGAGGAACAAAAAATCTCCGTGAACTCTGACACCGTGATCACCGTGGATACAAACTGGACGAATACACCGCAAGTTGGATGGACTTATGAAATCGGTGGTATCCGATGGCACTGGACGTCGAAAATATTCGACCTGACACGGTATCCGTCGGAAACAATTCGGAAGGTGATGCTGAACTTTGCTAAAACTGCATCAAGCACGGAGGTAAATATCGAATGTTATTTTGCAGAATCAACGGAGATGCCTACGTCAGCAAGCACAACGAAAACATTCGACCTTTCCAAGGACTATGTGAACCCACTTAGTCTTCGCAATAACAGGCAACGATATTTCCAGTTCAAAATCTCTGGACATGGTGTAGCTGATCCGGTGACGATAAACTCAATCGTGTTTTACATTCAGGAGCATTTCAGATAATGGCGTTTTCATACACAAGGCCAAGGCTCACGAAACCACCCGGAACGCGGTCAAGCAACCCGGAAATCACGGCTATAGTGAAGTATCTGCGGAAGATATATGCTGATCTCGATCAGGCGTTGGATTATATCGTTAACATGGTGAACGTCGATACTTCGTCAGGCGGCGTGGTGCTTACGTCGAACAATTTCAAGGTGATGCAAAGCGTAACTCCTACGACTGACGGGTCTGAAACCGTATTTTACACCACGAACGGTGGTGTTGTCGTTCCCTATGTATCAGGCACGTTGCAGGTTCATCTTGACTGGGGAACGCCTGTGAAATCCGAGAACGTTATGGAAACGGACCCCAGTTCAGGAAAGTTCACGCTTGGATTCGCCCCGGATTCCGACGAAACTTTAACGGCGACGTTTGTCGTATCGGTGGAAACATGACCGTTCGTCAATTAAGAATCGTGATATTCATTGTGTGGCTTGGCATTTTTTGGGCAGCCTTCGAGTCCATCGCGAATGCAGGCACGACAAAAGCCAAGCGCGTTCGTATTGATGATGATGAAAATTTGTACGATTCAACGAACGTTGAAGATGCGCTTGAGGAAATCAGGTTTTATTCAGGTGGGCTTTTCGAGCTTGATGCCAATAGTAATATGATGCCAGTTGATGGTCTGAGTATTGATACAAGCTTCGAGGAAGACGGCAACAATGATCTTCAACCACTTGCGTCTTTTACAATACTCGATAAAAATTACGAACTGGATGGTAACGGTGATATAATGCCAAAGGAATGATGATGAAAAAACCGATATTTATCTGTTTGATTGTGATGATGTTACTGTCCATCTACGCGGCGACGGTAAGCATCGTTCCGCGTGCGGACAGCGAGGGCGGGATCGGCACTTCCGCCAAGCGATGGTTGAATGGGTACTTCGATTACGTTTACACTTCGTATTTGCGGCTCGTGGATTCATCGACGCAGATATACAAGGACGGTTCCGGGAATATGTGTTTTGAGGACGGGGTATCCGGCGCGCTGACTCTCGCGGAACTCAACAGCGGCGGAGGCGCAACGTCCGAGGCTGAACTTGAGGGCGACCTTGCCGATGTCACGAACGTTTTTACCAACAACGACGGCGCCCTTGATGACGATGACGTGACGGATGACGATATTGACGATTTGCAGAACGTCGCGATTGCTTCCCATGTTGCGGCGCAAGTCTTGATATATCAGGCCGCTACTGATAATTGGCAGAACAAGAGCATTTCAGGTGATTTGACGATAGCCGAGGACGGCACGGCGACCGTTGCGGATGATTCGCACAATCATGTCATAACCGATGTTGATGCGTTTACTGAAGCACAGCTTGAAACACAGGTTTCAGATGCCTCGGATGTTTATACGAACAACGACGGGGCTTTAGACGACGACGACGTGACGGATGACAACGTTGAGAGCATGACAACCGCAGGTGGCGCAGGAACGGCTCCGGTGAGCGACGGTGCGGCGGGGCTTTCGATGGTGGACGTGATTACGGAAGCGGAACTCGATTCCGAAGCGGAGCTTGAAACGCAGATTGGTGTTTCCGTGTACACGTCAAGCGACGGAACATACATCGAGGCGTCCGGCGTTACCTACGAAAACCTGAACACGAACGGGGACGTGGGGACAGGGGCGGCGCAGGTCGCGGCAGGGGATCATAATCATTCTGGGGTGTATGAGCCGGTGCTTACCGATGAGGCGAGTTTATATTCGACGCTTTCCGATGTTTCAGATTTCGTTCAGGGCGGTGAAGCCAACAGCATCGACTCCGATATGTACGTCGATGATTCAATAGATGACGCGCATATTAATTGGGGAACAGGTGCCGGGGAGGTAAGCGCCGCTGATGTACCGGTTGATGCAAGCGGCTTCGACGGGAATCTCGATGGGAACGATGATACTGTTCAGGAGGTGGCGCAAAAATTGGATGATTTAGAGACAAGCGGCGGCGGTGCTGGACTCTGGCGTTTGGACTTGCCTATTCAAAGCGGGAAACTCGGTGGCGGTGACATAACGAACCCGATGGCGATTGACGGCGGAGAACGTCCATGGGAAGGGCTTTTCGATGACAGCACGGACGAAGAAGTCGTTTGGCAGTTCATTATGGGAAACGATTACGCGGGGGGCGATATCCTGGTTACGATTGTTTTTTCCTGTGCCACAACGCAGAGCGGGGACAAAGACGTTGAGTTTGACGGGAAGTTCATGGCGACTACCCCGAGTTCCGACAGCGAGGACTTCAATTCGGACGGATACGATTCCGTGCAGACAGTTGACCATGACCTCGCAACGGATCAACCAGCTGGATATCCGAGGGTGGCGCAAATTACTTTTACAGTCACACAGGCCGACGAAATTGCGGCTGGCGATATATGCAGGTTTCATTTGATGAGAGACGTGTTAACTGCAGATGACGCCACGGATGACGTCGAAATTCTTGGTGTTATTTTAGAGGAGCAAAGCTGATGAAAAAACTTCTTGCCATGCTGTTATTTTGCGTTTCGACGTTCGGGGCGGTGTCCATCGTGTACGATGAAGAAGGCAAGGTCACATCCGCAAGATTGACCGGAAATGCTGTTCAGGGTGATCGTGTTCTTGTTTACCGCAACGAGGATGCGGAGTATATCCCGGTACGGAACATCTTGGTTTCCACGTCAACGAAATGGCTTCGTGTTGTTGACGGCGAACTCACGGAACTTTCACAAGCCGAGAAGGACGCGATTACTGCAGCAGAGCAGGCGGCTGCAGAGGCGGCGCAGGTAACGACCAGTCGTGCTGAAGCGATCGGGTATATCTCGGCGAACGATGGGCGATCAAAACTGATTCGTGCGGCTCTGAAGCTGATCACGAACTCATTGGTGAAAACTCGGAGCAAGGTGAACGAGATTGCCGCACAGGTAAATGCGGCCTCTGGATCGAATATTGAATTATTACCGAACCGTGACTGGTCTGATCTTGTGGCCGCTGTGCAAAACCTTATCGAAGCAGGGCAGGCTGATGAATAAATTTCTCGTATTCATTTTATCGTGCTTAATCGCATGGACGTGTTTCGCGGCATGGGAGGGGGATGGCAGTTCGGCGTTTATAAACTGTGGGGATTCTATAGACTGTCCAGATGCAGTATCTATCTGTGCTTGGATCAAACCTGTTTACAATTCGACATACAGTACGAACTACATCGCAATTAAGGGCGGGTTTGGCGCCAGTGATGTAAATTACAGTCTATATCTTAATCAGGATTCAGGCACTGAAACAAGTTTGAGGTTCATTGCTTATGATGGGGCGAATTGGGTGACGTGCTACGGTACGGGGAGCAGTTTGACGTTGGGACGATGGTATCACGTGGCTTTGACATATAGTGATAGTACCGATGACTGTGATTTCTATATAAATGGACAATTCTATGAGACGAAATCCGATACGGATGATATCGATGTCAATAATAGCGATTTAGGAATCGGAGGAAATGCGGTTGATTCTAATAATATATTTAAGGGCCTCATAGAAGATCTTCAAATTTACTCCTCTGTCCTGACTGCAACACAAATCGCGGCGATTTATAGCTCACGAATGCGGTATTATGGAGAGCAGGCGGGGCTTGATCCTGACGGATATTTTCCATTAGACGACGGCGGTGACGGCACGGCGGCGAACGGGGAAACAGCGAAAGATCAAAGCGGAAACGGTTATGATGGCACCTGCACGAACGGCACATGGCGGGCAGGAAGCATTTTAAGTTATCCTTGAATATATACACCGGGAGGTGATGAGATGGCGAGGCGCACGACGATTACAGTGGACGGGAAACCCGTTTACGAAAAGAAAAAGACGATCACGAATCGTCGATTGACCCGACTGCCCGGTGGTGGAAACATTACTGGGTTTGCAGGTCCCGAGCGTGGGGTGAGATCCAAAACCCAACTTTATCAGGGAACCTGGAACGGAATGAAACCCACGATTCAGAGTGAAACAAACCGACTGCCGAGTCAAACGCCGCATATCGGGACAGATCAGGCACGGGGATTGCCGGGGTATATGCCGTCTAAAATTGACGGCCTTGCGTACATGGGCGCGAAAAAAAAGCCTCTGACCGACAGGGAAAAAGCTGAACGCGCCGCAAATGAAGCCAAGCGCAAGCAGGAGGCATCGAAAAAATCAGCGCTTGGATATTTTGATCAGGCCGGAAAGCGAATGGCTTCACGCGAACAGGATGTGAGAAATCTCACTCAAAAATCCCTTGGATATTACGAGCCGATGATTAATGAGCTTGCGGGGAAAGGCGACCTGATCAGCGACAAGGACAAGCGGCGAATGATCGCTAATAGAAAAGCTGAAATCGCGGCACAGGCACAAAATCTTGCATCTGGTTTTTCGGATATCGATTCAGGTGTAACGGCGGGTCGCCGGATGAACCTGTTCAGGAATGCCGGGTTGCAGTCCGCGCTTCTTCCTATACAGACTGAGTTGGACGTTCGCACGGCCAATCGTGAAGACTTTTACAACCGCCTGAACCAGAGGCGCGGCCTCGCGTCCTCCATGGCGGGGATTACCGGTGATCTCGCAACTCGTCTCGGGTACTTCAACCAAAACGATCTGTCTTTGGCGGGCGGGAAAGCTGACGTTCAAATGGGCTATCAGTACGACCCCGGAAGCCAATACTTCAACCAGCTTGGTCAGGCCGAGGGTAGAGGTGGCGGTGGTGGTGGACTCTTTTATTTCAACCCGGTAAAAGCCGGAGGGAATTCTGGGATTCATTACGATGTTTCTGGGAACCAGAAAGAGAAAAAGAAGAAATCACGGGACAGAAATTACATCAATGACGAAGGCGACATTGTGTTTGCGAACAATCCATTAAAACGCAGTGGTATTTCCTACCTCGGGAGGTAATCTGAATGCCTACTATTAACACATTTGGCGGTGAGGTCGCATATGATGCCGGGTTTAAAACCGGTCAGACCGCCGCAGAAATAGAGGCTCGTGAGCGCAGGCGTGAAGACGCTTACAGAATGGCGAAGCTACAGCGTGAGCGAGAAAAAGAAAAGCGAGCGATGGAGCTTGCGAAGCTGGATATGATGAACAAGGCGAAGGAAGACGCTCAAAAACAAATGAACTGGGAAGCCAAGATGCTGGCTGAACAGAAGCGTCATGAAGACAAAACGGCACTTGAAAAAGCGAAACTGCTCTTTAAACAAAAAAAAGAAAGCAGAGAGGACTTGCTGACGCCAACACAGCGGAGGTCAATATACGGAGACCTCGGGAGCGCGATATCTGACGAGGATGATCCGCTCACCATGGAAAAATGGCCGGAAGTAAGGAAGAATTTCGAGCTTGCCGGATATCCGCAGGAAGAATTAGGACGCATGGACCAGTTCGTCGCGCAAAATTTGGAAAAGGAAGACGATTCAGGTTTGCTGAAAAAGGCGTGGGATCTCGGAAAACGCCCTGTAAGGTTTGCCGGGAAAGCTCTCAAAACAGCGTATGACGTATCTCAAGCTCCAAGAAAGCTCGCAAGTGGGATCCAGAACGTCGCAGATGTTGTGAACAGTATCCCGGAAGATTCAGGCAAACGAAACGTCGATCACGAAAAGGTCATTGAAAAAGCAAGAAACGAACTTGGTGAAAACGCTGAAGAAAGGTTGATTAAATGGAGTGAACTCACTCCGAAACAACGCTTGGCCTTCTCGAAAAAAAGCAAGGCGCATTTAAAATCGGCCAGGCGTCTCGAATACTACAGGAGAATGCTTGAATAATGGCATACGACATTGAATCAGCTCTGAAAGACCTGGATACGTTCTCGGAATCCACGGAAAAAGACATCGATCCGCTGGCAGAACTTGACCGGGTGATAGAGAGTGACGACATGCGCACGAACAAGACGAATGCGAGGATTCGTGAGCAGTCCTTATCCAATGCTCCCCCTGCTCCTAAAGACCGTGGAGAGGATTTCTATCGTCACGAGGAAGAGGCCGAGGGGATACTCGAAAACATCATTCCATCGCTTATGGACGAGGCATACGAGCGAGGCAAAGATATTGCCGCCGGTGGTGCCGGGGTGGTGTCTGGTCTTGGCGGTGGATTCAGGACAGTTAACAGTTTAGCGAAGAAGCATCTCGACAAGGATTTGGGAGTCGGCAAGCTCGGGGACGTTCTGACGGAGGTCGGGAATGCCGCACAGGAAGCCTACGCCACGGAAAACCCGGACATATTCAACAACATAGGAAATGCTATTGGATCAATGGCGCTGTTTGCTGGTATGGGGGGCGGTGCGTCCGGCCTGGCTAGGGCACTTACCGTATCGACTAGGGCGGCACAGCTTCTTGGGTTGTCAACTATGACAGGTCTTGAAGCATTCACGGAAGCAGGAAGCGTGGCTGAACAGGTATTGCAGATGACAGGAGGAGATGAAGACGCTGCACACAAAGCATTCGGCAAAGCGTTCGCTCTCAATCTTATGGTGCTTGCTCCGACGAACTACGTTGCAGGATATTTCGGCGGGAAGGGCGTTGGAACGACGGTCAAGCAAGTTTTGGGGCAATTCGCAAAGGGGGGATTCGGGGAAGGTCTCCAGGAAGGAATTCAAGAAATCATTCAGGCCTACGCGACCGGAGAAGATTTGTCGAAGATTGATGTATGGAAACGTGCAGGAAAATCAGCGCTTGTTGGGAGCCTTGTAGGCGGCCCAACTGCTGTAATGACAGATACACTCGGGGAAATTCAGGGACAGCAGATCAGAGAGAAGCAGGACATGGAAATGAACGAAGCCGAATCAGCCATCGCCCCTGAAATCCAGAATGTCCGCAAGCAATATCGTTCAGAGCATGAGAGCTTGGAGAAAAAACGGCAGAAAGACATGAAATCAGGCGGGGCCGAAGAGAGTAACCTTCGGTCCTATTACGAGGACCGCGTATCGGAACTGAAAAAGCGAGAGCAGGCCGATATTAGGGATGTTCGGGAGAAGATCGGCAGAAAAATCCAGAGTGCTGAACGAGAGCTTCAGACCGTTCGAGAGAACAAGAAGGCTTACATCGACAATTATGGGGAAATGGCATCGGAAGCCGCTGTCAGGGATTACGACCAGAAAATCACTGACTTAGAGGAACGCATTCAAACTGAACGCAGGTCACTCGGGTGGACTGAATCCGAATCCAAGAAAGCCACGAACACCATTGAGTACATCCAGCAGAAGGAAACGTCCGGGGAAATGGACCCTGGAGCGGCGGCTATTGCAAAAACCCTGATCAACATTGCTCCTGATTTCGACCGTGATTCCACGATTCGCGTGTCTCGTGAAGTCCTGGAAGCCACACCAGAAATTCTTAAAAACGAAGGACTTGAGGGCGAAGACGCATCGGATTACGCAATCACTGGACGCACGGTTACGAAGGTCCATGAAGACGCTCTCAGGACAGCGATTGACCTGTACCAGGGACACGATGCCGACACGATGGTCGAGGAATGGTATCACCGTGGGTTCTCCAGAATGAGCGCAGAGGACCGCACAGCCTTTGAGAACTACCACGAAGAGACCGGGGACCAACGGTCTGTTGATGAACACTTCGCCCAAGAGGGGCGCGATTTCTTCTTCTCAGAGAAAATTCACGAGAAAGCCGGTGGGATACGCAAGCTGTTCGCAAAAGCGAAGAACTCCTTGAAAGCACTCATCGGGAGAATTCGGAAGATCAGAGGAGCGAAAATACCGGAAAAGATTCAGGAGATGTACCGTCAGGCCGGCGAAGGCAAGACGCAGTGGGCGCCTGTCACAGAGGAAAGAACCGCTGCGCAGGTTCGCAAAAAGTCAGCCATCCCTGAAGTTTCCGACACCGACGAGGGACGTCCTATCATCCCCGAAAAGACCTGGCAGAAACTTGAGGCTCGCATCAAGAAGAGCATTTTGAAAGATGTTCTCCCTGAACAGCGCAAGGCTGATACTGAAGAAATACGTAACCTCAAGAAAGAAATTCAGAGTCTTGAAGGCGCGATAAAGATTGAACGTACCGGTCGTATCGCGAACTGGGACAGATTTGACAAGGCCGTCAGAGAAGCCGCACAAGAGGCGGGTGTACTGAAACGCAAAAATGCCGCGAAGATCAGGGAACTCAAGGAGAAGTATGCGCGTGAACGTAAGCGTATGGTTTCTGCTTCGAAATCAGAGAAAAAGCGCATTAGAAAATTCTATCTGGACAAAATCAAAAGGCTTCGTGAAGAAGCGGATTCACGGCTCAAAAGCACTGTTGAAAAACGTCTTGAGACACAGAAGAAACGAATACAGTCTCTGAAAGAAAAACAGGGCGATCGTATTCAGAAGATCAAGGACCGTAAAGAAGTTGAAAGAATCGTCAAATCCATTAAGTCTTTGGTCAAGCGTCGCATTCCTGGTACATATCGTGACCGCGTGAATTCAATCCTTGAAAACCTCGATCTTGTCAGGCGGTCGAAAAAAACCATTGAGAACCGGAAAAGCATCCGTGAATGGGTGCAGGAACTTAGCGACGCCGGCGAGATTGTGCCGCCCTGGCTTGAGCAAGAGCTTAAAATGGCCGAAAAGGTCAGTATCAGTCAGATCGATCTGCCGACTCTCAGGAACATTCATTCCGCGATCAAGCAGACCGTTCATCTTGGGAGACAACGCAACAAGTTTCTTACGCAAAACCGGAAGGCTTCTCTGGATGATGCTGTGGGCCAAATGGTTAGTGCGATCCAGAAGGAGCACAGTGTCCCCCCTCCTGAGGAACAAGTCGGGCCGCGTATCCCGGAGCGGAAAAAAGAAGGTATAAATAAAGCATATCAGTACATGAAGGACGTGTTCGGGGAACATCGAAAGGTCGAGTTTATTGCAAGGGAGCTTGACGGGTTCAAAGAGGGAGTCGTACAGGATTACCTGATTGATCCTATTCAACAAGCGTGGAACGACGAGGCTCAACGATCATTCGAGGATGGACAGAAGATATCGAACGCGATGCGACTTCTGGAACGTGATGGTAAATTGAAAAGCATCAGATATCAGGTCGTGGACTTCGGGGACTTCCAGCTAAATCGGGAACAGATGATGGCCGTGTACGCGAACATGGGGAACGCCGGAAACATTGCGAGGCTGGTACATCCTGAAGGCGGGAATTTTTCAATCGAAAACCTAAACGACATCGAGAATGCATTGACGGCAAACGAAAAAAAGTTTGTCCGTAAAATTGCAGATTTAATCAACTCGAAGTGGGACGACATCGCGAGGGTCACCGAGGAACTTACCGGAGAGCGCCCGGTCAAGGTCGAGGGCGAATGGTATTGGCCTATTGTAACGGACAAAAACCTTTCAAAGCAATTGAAATTCCATGAGAAGACCGCTGATATGTTTGAGGACATCTTCGAGCGAATACAGGTAGAAAAAGGGTTCACGATCAAGCGCGTGGGTGGTAAAGAGGCGGTGAGTCTTGATTTTTTCAAGGTGATGATGAACCACATGAACCATGTCAACCATTATATTACTCATGCCCCTGCTGTACGCGACGTTTCCAAGCTGTTGCGGTCCTCGATTCTGTCAGATTCCATACGAAAGGCCGTTGGCGAGGAAAGCTGGAAGCAGTTCCAGCCCTGGTTAAAATCCGTTGCGAACCCGAAAGGCATCGGCAAAGATGCGATAGAGGGATTCGTCGGGAAGCTCCGGCGCAATTCAACGATGGCCATCCTCGGGCTGAAGCTTTCGGTGTCGGCATTACAGGCCGGTTCGTATACTCAGACCATTTATGAGGTCGGAGCGCTGAACGCTCTCAAGGGATTGCTTGATTTCTACCATAACCCGGCGAGGATCGCCGACAAGTACAGAAAAATCATGGGGCTGTCCAAGCAGATGCGATTCCGGCAGAACTCTTTTGATCGGGAGGTCAGGAATTGGCTTGAAACGGACAACATGGAAGCTCTTCTGAAAAACAAACCTAGCTCGGGGAATATGTTGTTCGCGCTGATCCGTGGCGTTGACATCGCGACGACACTGCCTACCTGGTGGGCTGCCTACAATAAGATGCTGAACAAAACACGTGGGAACGTGAAGCAGTCTGTCAAGTACGCTGACGGCGTGGTTCGGCGAACACAGCCATCTGGAAGTGTGAAAGACCTTGCTCAGGTATCTAAGGGGTCCGAGTGGAAAAAACTTTTCACAATGTTCTATACGCATTATTCAAACTACCACAACCAGATGACTAACCATATCCGCAAGACCAAGAAACGTGGCGCAACAATACCAAATATTGTGGATTTCACAGCCGGAGTTGGATGGCTGTTGATTGTGCCAGGTCTGATGGCGACTTTCATTCGATCATTCGGAACGGAAAAAGAGCCTGAAGAATACCTGAAGGGGGTTATCGGATACGGAGGCGGCGGTATGATCGGAATGCGGGATGTCGTGCGGTTGGCGATGTTCGACTGGGGCAGTGATATCACGACGTCCGGTTTGTCCGGTCCTGCCGAAGTTGGTGTTTCCATGAGGTATGCACGACAGGCCATCACGGAATCAAAAAAATCGACTCGAAAAAAGAAGGCTGAACACGCGCTGAAACACGGAGTCAAGGGGGCTGGACTTATGACAGGTCTTGTACCGTTGCAGTTGTGGTATGTGATTGACGCCGCGCTGTCCGGGTCAGGGGATTTCAGAGAGTTTTTATTCGGGAAATATGCGATCAAAAAGACCGCAAAAAAGAAAGGGACTTTTATATGATGGATTCCAGCATCATCATCACAATATCAGGGGGCGCGATTGCACTCCTTGGTCTCATATACAGGGTATACGCAGACAACAGCAGAAGGATACAAGCGGTGAGCGATGAACGCGAAAAAAGCGTGGCTGGCGTGTATAGAAGATTCGATGAGCATAAGGCCCACGTTGATGCCAGCTATGTCAGAAAAGGCGCTTGTGATATCATTCATTCGCAGTCGAAACGCGAATTCGATGAGTTGAAACGAGCAATGGAAAAAGGTTTCGAGGATCTCCGAGAGGACTTTAAAACCTACAACCAGACCATGATTGCGCTTATCGGTCAGATCGTGGAAAAGGGAAAATGAAAAACAATCATTGTTACCTCATTGTGCATGGAATCAACACCAAGTCGTCCAATGCTGACGATTATGAGTATATGTTCAGAAAGTTGCTGAACGAGAACAATGATACCGGGCAGGTCTACAACGGCGGGTATGGCATGGTCGGAACGTGGACCATGGTCATCCCCCTGATACGCCACGCAATCCATCGCCCACTTATTTACACGCTGAAAGAGCGGATCGAGGAGCTTTCCAGGGACTACGAAAAAGTAATCATCATGGCGCACTCAAACGGGACGCACATTGTAGCGAGGGCGCTGGAAAAAGCAGACGAAATATGGGATAACATATATCTATGCTTATTCGGAGGCACTCTGCATTGCTCATATGACTTCAAGCGGATGTATAGAAAGGTGCGGGCCGTTTTCAACTTCTGTTCCACGTCTGACAGAGTGATCCAATGGCTCCCGCTTTTGATATCGAGAGGGAATTCCGGGTACTGGGGGTTCCGACATCGCGATGGAACAAAGGCTGACGTGAACATCAATTTCGAGGGGGTGTGGTGTCCGATTACAGAATCGGATCGCTTTCCGTATGTATTCAACATACACGCGAACGGACAAAAACATTCCGACTGGGTAAGTAAGGGATGGGCGAACTACGCGATAAACGAGGTGTTGAAGTTCATTCGCCATGAAAAAATTTGCGCTAGAAACATAAAACATTAAAAAAAAATAATAATTTTATTTTTTTTATTGACTCAACAAATAGATTTATTTATTGTTTCAATCGTGATGAGAGGGATTACGATTATAAATATGATCATATCGGGCGGGTTTCCCCCTCTCTTCCCGCCCTTTGCCCCTCTGCGGTTTTTCCATTTTTCCCGCAGGGGGGTTCTTTATTTCAGGAGGCTAGCATGAAAAAGAGGAATATGTTCAGGACAAAAAAAAGCAAAAACAAATATCTGCTGTATTTCGCCAAGTGGAAAGTTTGGCAGATCGAACATCTGCTGAAAACATATTAAAAGGAGGCTACGTAATGGACGAGGAATTGAGAAAAGAGGAAGAGCGTCGGCTCAATGAATACCTCAACGATCTTGATCGCGATGAACGCGACGAAGACAGACGCCTAGATGATCAAGAGGAGGCCATTAGGAATTTTCTGATCGATAATGGCTACGTTCCGCATGGACCGGAGGTGATGTACATCTCAGACTACATCGAATCCATCGTGAAATGTGATATCGGGAGGTTCGAGGACAAGGTGCAACACCTTGTTGAGGGCGTACTGGGACACCAGATCGACGACGACCAGCTTCGCGAAATCTCACAAATGATCCGCAGGGTTATCGACGAATCACAAGACCCCTACATATTCACCCCAATGACGATGGCATGATCACAGACACGTCAAACATTATATATATCGACCCGGACACGGAACGTGAGAGGTGGCTCACATATCGCAAGAGCGGCATCGGCGGCTCAGACGTTGCCGGAATATGTGGAATATCACCATGGAGCAGTCCAGTAAAAGTGTACATGGACAAGATTGGTGAAGACATCAATACAGAAGAAAAAGAATATTTGAAATGGGGGCGCCTTCTGGAATCCCCTATTGCTAGAGAGTACGAAAACCGAACAAATAAACAGTTCAAAAGAATCGCCGGGGTTCTTCAGCACCGGGAATATCCATGGGCCATAGGGAGCCTTGACGGCGAATATGAATCCAAGGAATCGCGCGGCGTACTCGAAATCAAAACGTTGAACCCGTTCCATCTCTCAGACTGGAGTGATGAATTGGTCCCTGATCACTACATGACCCAGGTGCAATGGTACTTGTTTCTCACAGGGTACCGGTTAGCCGACATCGCCGTCTTAGTCGGCGGTCAAAAGCTGATCCTTCGTGAGGGGATAAAGCGTAATGATGAAATAATCCGCAATCTCGTGCAGATTTGCGAACGATTTTGGCGCGAGTATGTCATACCGAGGAATCCTCCACCTGTGGACGAATCAGAGGTTTCGACAAGGCTCTTGAACACCATGTATCCTGAATCATCCAGGACAACCATCGAACTGGGATCAACTGGCGGCGACCTGCACACAAAACTTCATAAGGTGAATAATTGTATCAAGGAACTCGAAAAGGAGAAACGCCTGTATGAAAATAAATTGAAGGAGATGCTCAAAACTAACGAGGTCGGAACTATTAACGGCAAAGAGGCCGTGACGTGGAAAGCATCTGATATTCAACGGTTGAATACTAATATGCTCAAGCAACAGTATCATGACATTTACAAGCATTGCCTTATGTCATCCAGACAACGGCGATTTTTATTGAAAGGAGAGATATGATGGGACGACGGAAGGATGTTCGTAAGTACGTCATTCGTAACATTCAAAGAATATGCGAACAAGGTGCCGAAAAGCACGGGAACTTGAAGCGATTCGCGGAAAAATCCGGTCTCGGATACACTCATATACAAAAGTTCGCTCGATGTAAGATCAAGGATCCAAGGATTTCGACGCTGGAGAAATTCTCAGCGGCGGCAAAGGTAGATGTCGAATCAATTTTGAAATGAAAGGAACATCATGATGAACGATCAAAAACAAACAGAACTTACAGACACTCTTGGCCAGAAGGCTCGTGGTGAAGTTACGAAACGAAAATCCAATACGATGGAAATGACCATTGAGTCGATGATCCGCAAGATGGACAAGCAGATCAAAATGGTGCTCCCGCAACACATTACGTCGGATCGATTGATTCGGCTGGCGTTGACCGCTTTACGAACCACTCCTGGTCTCAAAGAATGTTCGGTCGAGTCCGTGCTTGGCAGTGTCATGCAGGCCGCTCAGATGGGGCTTGAGATCGGTGTCCTTGGACACTGCTGGATTCTCCCGTTTTGCAAGCATGATAAACATGAGGCAGCGCTCATTGTCGGATATCAGGGTCTCGTTGACATGATGTATCGTTCACAGATCGTGGACAAGGTGTTCGCCGAGATCGTCAGGGAAAACGACGAATTTTCGTATTGCTACGGGACAAACGAACATTTGACGCACCGTCCATCATCGGGTGACGGAGGAAATATTATCGGTGCATATGCGTATGTCGTGATCCGCGGGAAGACTCATTTCAAGTTCGTCCCCATGCCTGAAATCATGCGTCACAAAGCCATGAGTCCTTCTGGTAATTCGAGATATTCTCCATGGGCGAAATGGCCTGAAGATATGTACAGGAAAACGGCGCTGAAACTTCTTTCGAAATGGTGTCCGAAAAGCGTTGAGTGGCGCGATGTACATGACGCTGACAATTCAATCAACCATTACAGGGATGGAGTCATTGAAAATATATCTTACAACGTCGAAGATGATTCCACGGCTAAATCATAGGAATCCAGAAATGGATCGAGGCAAATAATTAAGCGCGGGGGGCGGCTTTGGCACCGGATGGTCCCTCCTCCCCATCAACCATGCCGATTGGTCTTCCCCCGCGCACTTTTTTGAAAGGAGGGCGTCATGTATCAAGGATACGACCCAGCGCTTGTCTCCGCATGTAAGTGGGTGATGTTTTGAGGTATCTCCATGTCAAAAATCTCGATAAATATCACCCCGGCTACCGGGACCGTCAGTTGATCTGGTGTAAAATTTATTTCTCGATGTTATGTGCCGATCCTGAGTTCGAGATGATTCCCGAAATCGACAAATGGCGGTTCATTGCGTTCGTCATTTTAGAGCTTCAGACCCGAAAGTTTATACCACTAAACGAGCAATATTTGTCAAGAAAAGGGTTTGATTTCAAAAATCGGCCTTTAGATCGCTCGTTGCAGATGTTACAGACTTTCGTTGAGCTTGTTACGGAAGATGAAAAAGTCTGTGGCGTAGAGAAGAGAAGAGAAGAGAAGAGAAGAGAAGAGGTATGTCGCAACTTTCGTCGCGACTCCCACCAGGTTTTGATTTCTGAATTTTTGTACGAGAACATAAAAAAAATAATTTCACACGCACGTCCCCCGAATATCCGTACATGGTCGAAAGAGGTCGATTTGATGCTCCGGCTGGACAAACGCGATCCGCAGGACATCAGGTCAACGATCCAGTGGCTCTTCAACTCATGCGACAAGGACGCTCAGTTCTGGTCCACAAATATTTTGAGTCCTAAAAAGCTCCGTAAACATTATGATCGGCTGGTTGCTCTGCGAAACAAAGCGCAGCCGAAGCGTAACTATGATATGAGCGGGACGATTTTCGACGAGGAGGGGAAATGATAGCATTTACCGACAAAATAAAAATCGGCCACAACCTCGATGCCCTGGCAAACGTCCTCGACGTCTCCCTGACTGAGGAACGCAAGAAATTTCTTGTTTCGTATATCGCGAAACGATTTTCCTGGGAGCAGTTTCGAGGCGCTTGCCGGTGGCTGTCCGAGAACTACGAGAGACGCACATTCCCTGTGCCGGCTAATTTTCACCGTGGAGCACGTGAGCATTCCCAGGGGCGCAGGAACATCCAGAATAATAATGACTATTTCTGGCGCAAGGACTTAGCTGATATACTCGGCATTTCCGAGGAACGGCTCCCCCCTCATGCGTCCATGCTGACCGACGCACAGCGCAACAAGCTCGACCTGGTTTCGAGGGGATTCAAGATAGTTTTCAACGCGAAAACATCGGATATCGGAGAAATTGAGTCTGTGAGCAGTGACCAGATTCCAATTAGAGGAAAATCTAGGGGTGTCTCGTGGAATTTCTCGTGACCTGTAGTGGTATGGTATTACTTGGTGGAAGAAAATGGCTCAAAATTGAATTTTTGACGTAAAAAGGAGGAATGTGACATATGAGTAATCCAATGGTGGAACTGAGGCATGAAAAAAACGCTTTCGGAAACCTCGTAGTTGTGGTTGGGACAACTCCGCGTGAGACTTGCAAAGATTGTATGCATTACGACAACAAAGGGCGTTGTAGTTATTACGCTGTGTCCCATGTTATTCCAACCATGACGGCCTGCCGGTTTTTCGACAATAGTGACAGGGGATGAAAGTAAAAAAACAACTTCTCAACGAGGTTGCAAAGACGCGATCCATGGCAATTGTTCGGTATCGAAACATAAACACGGCGAGGTCCACGAAAGACCTAGTGCGCGAGTGCAGGGAAGCGCTCGGCACGGTTACTGATCTTTGCGACATAATTTTAAGATTAAATGTAAAGAATTGTAGAAATGATTTGGAGGTTCTAACTGCTTATGAAAATCCGACAAAATCAAAAGAAATCGGTTAAAATCACTTGCTTTTTAACTCAAAATGTAGTATATTGGAGGTATGAAAAATGAAAGTCATAAAGGTAACGAAAGAGTATTTTCAGACAGAGGACGAGAAGGTTTATTTCTTTGAGCCTTTGGAAAAAGAAATATCAGTTGAAGATATGCAGAAGATTGTGGATGCAAACGAGAAATTAGTTAAGGAGTTGAAAGATGAAAGATGAAATTAAATGTTTAACATATCAAGAGGCTTGTTCTTTTTTATTACCAAGACACTATTCAGGAAGAAAACCTGTTATTTCAAAGGCTTTTGGTTGGTTCCTCGGAGGAGAATTAAAAGCTGTTTGTACTTTTGGGAAACCAGCCAGTCCGAGTTTGTGTAAGGGGATAATGAATGGTGAATTTGTGGATAATGTTTATGAGTTAAACAGATTGTGTAGAGTTGAAAGCCTACATGAGCAACTTTCACAGTTTGTTAGTGCTTGTTTAAGACGAATTTCCATTTATAATTGGGTTGTCGTTTCATACGCAGACAGTGGAATGAATCACAATGGGTATATATATCAAGCATGTAATTTTATGTATACAGGGGCTACAAAAAAAAGAACAGACAAATACACAGAAGGTAATAAGCATAGTAGGCATTACGATAATGCAAAACAAAATGGTAAAAGGAAAATTAGAACATCTAAACATCGGTATGTTTTTTTTGCAACTAAAAATAAGCAATTAAAAAAAGAGTGGTTGTTAAAATTAGCTTATCCAATAAAAGATTATCCCAAAAATGAAAATAAAAACTATATATTGGGGGAATATTTAGAGCCAGAGATAATAAATGAAAATCTATAAAAGCACAGAAGCAAGCGAATATCTTGGGGTATCAATTAATACCCTCAAGACGCTTGCCAACAAAGGAAAGATAAAGTCTTTCAAGACTTCGGGTAAGCATAGGCGTTTTAGACAAGATGATTTAGACGCTTATATGGGAGTTGAGAAAGAGAAGCAAGAAAAGTTGACTATGATTTATGCGAGATGTTCTACAGCCAAGCAGAAAGAAAATCTTGAACGGCAAAAAGACAGGTTGAGAAAATACGCTGAATCCAAAGGCTACAAGTATATGATGATTGATGAGATTGCCAGCGGGATAAATGAGAAAAGAAACGGCATACACAAATTAATCAAGATGTGTTTTGAAGGTAAGGTTGAACGGATACTGATTGAATACAAAGATAGGCTTGCTCGTTTTGGTTACGAATATCTTGACGCTATCTTTAAGAATCTTGAAATCACAGTTGAAGTGGTTGAGACGAAAGAAAAGAAATATGAAGAGGAATTAG